CGCCATGCCCGCCATCGTACCGCCGCCGTCCAGCGAGTCTACGCCTGATTTCGCCCCGCCGCCGCCTCGCTCGCGTGGCACGCGAGGTCAGCGACGGCGGGGCCATCTGTCCCTACGCATGGCAGGGCAGTCTGTCGGCGTCACTCCATCGGCAGCCAGGACAAAGACGGCTCATGCCAGCGATACACGCCGCCATCTGATGGATATGCCACAGGCGGCTTCCATTTGCAGGACGCGATGTCCAGCGACCAAGAGCCGAAGGGGCGGGGCGCGATAAACGCATCCATGGCGGGATCATAGGCATAGCCAATGGAGGCAAAGTTCTTGCGCATGTTGCCGTTGTAACTGGTCTGCTTCCATCGGCGGTGGCCGTACAGCGACTGAAGGAAGGCGATGCCCTTTGCCTCGCTCTCCTCTCCGCCGTCTAGGAGTTCGTTGTTGCTCACCACCACCACCCGCGTGACGATGTTGGAGTCGTTGAGTTCTGCAAAGTGTGCCATTAGAAAGTGATGCTCCCAGAGCCGGTGAACTTGTAGATGGTGTCGCCGCCGTCCGTAGTGACCGTGGGCGAGCCGGTGGTAGAGGCGGCAGCCTGCGGCGCGCGAATGATGACAACGCCAGAGCCGCCAGCGCCGCCAGCGTCAGGTGTCTCCCAGCCGGCTGCGCCACCACCGCCGCCGCCAAGATTGACCGCTCCGCCGACAGCCGTGCCCGGCGGATTGCCTGCTGCTCCCGCACCGCCGCCACCGCTTCCACCCGCACCCGCCGTATTGTTTGCGCCACCACCACCGCCGCCTGCGTAGGTCACGGATGATCCGGTAATGCTGCTTGCGGCTCCGGCGCCTCCAGCCCCGCCTGTGTTGGCGGTGCCGTTGGACCCCACAGCGGAGGCGCCACCACCGCCGCCTGCCCCAGGGCTGCCGTCTGCCGTAAAGCCGCTGCCGCCCGCGTAGCCTTGCCCGCTGGTCCCGCTGCCGCCAGTTCGGACGGGGCTGTCATCGTCGCCACCGCCACCACCGCCAGAGCCGCCGGACCTTCCGTTTTCGGAGTCCGGGACGCCGTGCCCGCCGCCACCGCCGCCGATGGCAGTTACATTAGAAAACCCAGAGTTTGAACCGTCGCTTCCGCTCTGGCTGCCGCCGCTGCTCTCGCCGCCCGCGCCACCCGCGCCGACAGTGACCGTATACGTCGTACCAGCCGTGGCAGTAAACGAAGAACTGCTACGCAAGCCGCCCGCACCGCCGCCGCCGCCGACATTTTTTCCGCCACCGCCGCCGCCGCCAGCGACGACGAGGTACTCCAGGATTACAACGTCTGCGGGCGTCACGCTAGCGCTCGCGGCCGAATATGCCCCGACCCCGATGGCGCTCACTGCTCGCACGCGGAACACATACGCAGTGCCGTTCGTCAGCCCGGTGACTGTCGCTGAGGCAGCGGCTGATGTTCCATCGCTAAACGTCGTCCAAGTAGCCCCTGCGTTGGACGAGTACTGCACGTTGTAGTCGGTGATCGGCGCAGCCGAGAATGGGGCCGCCCATGTCAGGGCCACCTGCAAATCTCCAGGCGTGCCCGTCACTCCGGTTGGCGCGAGCGGAACTAGGCTTCCGAACTTGGCAAAGATTTCGGCATTGTCTTCGGGGCGTGAAGGAAACGACGGGATCGACATGGTTACCCCTTTAGCGTAACGGTCATGACGCATGACGTGCCGCCAGCGATCACTGGGACCACAAACGGCAATGCGAAACATGCGTCCGGGACAGGATGGACGCCCACGGTCACGGCCGTGGTGACAGCCGAACCTTCGGCAAACACTCGTAGTGGGGCAGACTCCTGCCCGGTAGCGCCGTACCAGGCGATCTGCGTGGCGCCGCCCGTGTTGGCGATAACCACCGCTCCGCCCCCCATGGCTGAATACGGAAACCGCGGCGAGGTCGTCGCGGCCGAGCTGGCTGCGGTCACAATGGCCGTGGTGGAAAACCTGGTAATGTCGATCATTTGCCCTGCCTCTTCTTTGGGTGTGCGTGCTTGTTGACGATCATCTCTCGCAGCTCAGCCGGCTTCTTGCCCGGGTGACGCTTCTGGTACTTCGGCAACTCCTCCTGGATGATCCGCTCGTTCAGCACCTTCCGCGTGGGCGGCATTGGCTGGCCCTGGTGCCTGACGGCGCCGTCCACGGTCAGGTTGCGAGCCCTCGCTACCTTTAGAATGTCCGCCGTGCTGTCCACCCACGCCATTGGGTCGCGGTGGGCCCGGCCGTCCGCCAGCCCGCCCACGTAGACCTTGCCTGTGGTGCTGATCCCCGCCGCTGCCGCCTCTCGCAGGAGGGTGGCTGCCTGTTTCTTGGGCATGCCGTCCAGCCACTGCTGATTCAGGCGGCCTTCCATGAAGGCTCTGTCAGACCCCTTGGTGCCCGGCGGCTCCTGGAGGGCGCACATCTCGGCCCAACGCTCGCCGTAGGGCAGGGCGTTCTCATAGGTCCGGACGGCCTCAGGGCCCCGGAGGCGGACCTGGCTGGGGATTTCCACCTGGCGGCTCCTGCCCCGGGGGAGGCGGTGGTGGCGGCGGGGGCGGCGGCGGCACCACGTACTTCTGAACGTCCACATCCATGGCCCGTCCCCAGTCCTCCATGAGGGCGTTGAACAGGGAGGGCTGGCCGGCTTGCAACAGACCCTGAGCCACGGGCATGAGGATCTGCATGGAGGCGTTGACCTGCTCCACCTTGGTGCCCTTGTTGGGCTTCCGGGCGCTCCCGGCCTCCACGCGGAAGTCGAACTCCCGCAAGAGCGACTCCAGGTCCACTGACTGGACGTGCATCTGCCACGCCGTCGCGGCCATGGGGCCGATGAGCGGGGCCACGTCCTGGGGCTGGATGAGCCACCGGGCCAAGAGCGCCTCTTTCCGGGCCAGCTCCGACAGGGCCGTCTCCAGCTTCTCAGCCATGTCGTCCGGACGCACAGAGATCTGCTCCGCCTTCACGGCGGCCTCTGCGGCACTCCTATAGGAGGCCCTGGTCATGCCGTACACCAGCTCTGTCAGGCCGACGCGGCGGTCGAACAGCTCAGTGACGGCGGCCACAATGTTCCACAGATCCGCCGGCACCCCGGGCAGCTGGAAGACGCTGATGATGTCGTTGACGCTGCGGCCGATGGCTTCGGAGATCTCTACGATCTTGAAGCCGGACTCGTCCGAATCCAGGATCTTGGCCTTCAGGTCGTTGTCGGCCGCCTTGGCCACGCCGATCATCGTCTGCGAGGAGGTGGCGATCTTGGTCGCCATGAAGCTCATCGCATAGTTGATAAACCGCAACTCTCCGACGCCAGGCTTGATGATGCTGATGGGGTACGAATAGCCCGGCTTGCCGTGCCACTGGAGGACTGTGCATGGCCAGCCGCCCGGCTCAGCCCAGAACGGGATTGGCCACTGGCAGGACATGAACAGCGACGGCGGGACGCCAGTCTCGTCCACCTCCTCCTGAAGCATGGCCGGAGAGACGTTGAGGGGGTGGTCAACGCCCTCGCAGACAACGATGTAGCAATACTCGCCCAGGGCGTCGAACTTGCCCCGGATGTCCTTGTCGGCATCCTTCAGGCGATCTCCGAATCCCGTCTTGGAGTAGATCTCCCAGTAGGTGACGAGATCGTTCGTCTTGCCCATCTTCTTTTTGGTTTCGTAGCCCCGCTCCTTCCGCTCGCTGCGGGACGCATAGCTCTCGGAGTGGCCTTTCAGGTCCTCCGGGTTCAGCCCAAACTTGGAGGCCACAAACTCCTTGGGGTGACACCGCCGCCGGGCCAGCCACAGGATGTCCTCCTGGTCGTCGGCGTCCGGGTCCCAGACCACGTTGTCGAAGGACTCGTAGAAGCTGCCGGCCATCTTCACCTGGCTGCCAGGGGCCTGGTACAGCTCCGTAAACCAGCACCCCGCCCCTTTGATCAGAGCCTCGTCCACCACCTTCCGGTTGTGTTCCGCCAGCCGCAGCTCGTTGGGCGTGTAGTTCAGGTACGCCTCCATGAGCTTGGAGATGATGTCGCGCCGCTCAGTCAGGAACTGCGTCTGCTGGACCTGCTGCTGGTACATCTGCATCATGGGGTCCGGCATCATCACCGGCTGGCCATCCGGGCCGATGACGGGCTGGCCGTCCGGGCCCATCTGCGGGACCGGCGGCTGCGGGAAGATGCCCAGCATCATGGGCGAGATGATGGGGTACTGCCGCGGCGTGCAGTTCCGGGCCGGGTTCCGGTGGTGAATGACCGAACCGAAGAGGCGGACGGCCTCCCAGACCCGGTTGATGGTCATCCGAAAGGCGGGGGGCGCTATGCCCTTGATGAAGCCCTTCTCGCCCCGGCTGTACTCCGACTTGAACATCCATGCGTTGTCGCCGTCATAGAAGTTCATCGCCTCGTCGGCGTCCTCCTGGAAGGGCTTTTTATGCTCCTTGGCCAGGCGGATCTTCTCTAGCCACGCCTTGACGATAGGGCGGAGCGGATTCTGGTCGGACATTAGCGCAGCCTCTTCAGGAGCATGTCAATGTGCGCCTGGGTCATCGCCGCGGCGGCGCGTTGATCATCCGTTGCTTCACCAGCGCTGTCGTCCCCTGCAAGCATCCGGGCGACAACTGTCTGCCTGGCCGCCTGAGGATCTCGCTCGTACGCAGAGCCGCGGAAGAACGCCTCCTGGTGCGGAGTGAGAGGGAACGTGTACCGCATACCCATATCCCGCTGATGCAGGCGGATGGCCTCGTTCCTGGCAACCGACCGCATCTGCTCGGCAGACAGGCTGGCGTAAGGGTTTAGTGTGATGGCGCCGTCGTCGGCGGCCATTCCGGCCACCCCAGGGTTTGCCTGGAAATAGCTCCTCTCTCCGGGGTACGGAGAGCGAACTGGGTATCCGTAAACAGCGTCGGCCATGCGTGGTTCCTGGGCTACTTCTTATTGCCCTTGACCGCGTTCTCCAGGGCCGAAAGCCGCTCCGAAAGCTGGGCAATGCGGGGGTCACGCGGCCGATGCTCCCAGGTGCCAAACTTCTTCCACTCCACGCTGTCGGCCAGGCGGGGGTCGTCCTTGTGTCGCACCGAGGTCTTGTCTGCCCCCCCGTAGCCGGGCGTCAGGGCCCACAGCTCCAGGGTGTCCTTGCCCACCCGGGACACAAAGGCCATCTGGGGCTCGGCGCCCTCATGGGAACGAAACAACACGGTGTCACCGACATGCACTTCCGGAACCTGCCAAGACATAACTAACCCTTTCGTTGGGGACCCAGGACTATGTAACCCTTACCGTCATCACCCTGACGCTTCTTCTTGTTCTCCAGCCACTTCACGTACCATGGCTCCTTGCCCGGGCGGGCCGGGGGCGTGTGGTACTGCGGCTCATACGCACAGAGGTACTCCAGGCACTGCACGGCATGGACCTCGCCCCGCGTGTTGGGCAGGTCCGTGACAAACGGCCCGGCATTACTCTGCACCACCTTCTTCTTGTATCGCTTGATCTCCCGGATCAGGTCCGGCGTGGCCCCCTCCAAGAACTTCAGGTACGTGGACCCGTCGCCCTTGATGTGCAGCATCTGCCGCACCAGGGCAGTGCGGGCCTGGATGTCGTCGGATCCCGGGATGAACTGGTGGCCGGTCATCTGGGCGCGGATCCCCCGCTCGCGGAGTTGCTCTGAATACAGGTCGCACGGGAGTCTGCCTGAGCCAAGATCCCGTAGTGTACCTCCGTGCATGTCCATGATCATAGCATAGAAGTGCTGGTCCATGGCCTTGTTGGCGAACTGCTCTCCCCAGATCAGGGCGTTCGCGTTGCGGATGTACAGCTCGTCGTAGATGAGCAGCATCTTCTCGTCCGGCGGCACGGCGCCGAAGATGCAGGCCATGACCGTGTGGCCAGGGTCAATCGCCACGTATCGGGTCCACTCAGGCGGAATGCCGTCCGGCAGAGCAGAACGGGGGAGCGTGTGGACCGTGGGGTTGAAGGACGGGTACATCAGGATCGAATCCTGCGTGAACTCGCCCTCGGCCCGCATCCGCAGCTCATCGATGCCCAGGGCCGACCACCGGGCGATGTTCTTCTCCTTCTCTTCCTGGTCCAGGTGCTTGTTGTCCAGGAAGCGGAAGGTGAACTTCTTGATCCGGGGCGGGTCGATGTTCTCCTCTATCTCCTTGTCCGCTCGCTCGCACAGCCCCAGCAGCGCATCGTTCTTGGAGTGTGGCATCGCACTCCACAGCAGCCGCCCCTTGCGGTCCGCCAGGCGGGCCTGCATCTCACCCACCCACGCGGGATTGGATACGTCTTCGTCCAAATGAACGAGGTCCGCCTGAAATCCTTGCGGCGGCTCTCCCTCCGACGAGAAGAAGTGGACCGTCCAGCCGTTCGACAGGGTCACTCGCTGGCAATAGCCCGCGTTCTTCAGCACCCAGGACACGTCGTCTACGAACCGCGGCGGCACCAGCGGAGGCGCTGGCTTGGCGTCCTTGATGCGGTCCTCATCCTGGCCGGGGCGGAAGGCCCTCCACTCGCCCGTCTCCAGGTCACGGATGATCTTGAACGCCCCAGCCTTGAACAGCATGGGATAGCAGACCAGCCCAATGTGGGGCCAGTTCCGGCCCACCACCACCAGGTTGCCATCCTTCTCCGGGTACTTGCCGTACGGATCCTGGCCCGTCAGGGCCCTCGCATCCTCTACGAAGGTGGAGAGGCTCTTGCCGCTCCGGTTGCCTCCAAGGACGATCCGCTCAGAGGCCACGCACTTGTGCATCTCCTCCTGATGAGGCATCGGCTCATAGAGCCGGAGGGCCTCTATCTTGCGGCTCTTCAGCTCGGCCTGGACTTCCTTGAGGACGTTCAGGCTGTGCTGCGTGATGCCCGGAACCACCGGAGGCTTCGGCGGCTCAGGGATTTTCCGTGGGTGTCGCTTCAAGTGGCGCCGGCAGGGACTTGATGGTGATAGCCGTTTCGATGATCCGCTGTCGAAGCTCGTCTTCCAGCTCGTCTTCGGTCCAGTGGGCGAGCGGCTTCTTGGCCCCGCCCATCGCGGTGTTGTTGGTCACCAGGCGGACCAGCGTCTCCAGCATCCTGGTGCGATGGGCTCCGCCCGGAGGGCTGTCGAAGTACTGCTTCATGAACAGGTTGCTGAAGCCGCTCGGCCCGCCCGTGTACTCCATGATCGTCTCTAGCAACTCCGCGGCGTGGGGCACGTTAGTGCCGCCCACGCGGGCCGCCTTGCAGAAGGCCGACACGGCATCGGCTTCGATCTGGTCTAGCCGCTGGTCCTTCTTGCGCTTCCTGCGAGTGCGTTCCGTGTCAGAGCGACACTTCTTGCACTGGCTGTGGCGACGACCGTCCGACGAGACGTGGAAGCTGTGAAGAGGCAGCTCCTGGTTGCAGCGGACGCACTTTTTAGTGGTGTGGGTCATCTGCACACTGGGGCCCGAATCGCGACCGGCGACTGGAAGTCTACGAGCTTGACGCCCGGCTCCACGTTGGCCTCCCAGCAATCCTTCAGCTTGTGGGAGATCCCGGACGCGGGCACCACCTGCGGCTTGCCGACACACTTGGGCTTCCAGTGCCCCGCCCAGGAGTCCCAGTTGCAGTAGACGGGGTTGTAGCCCAGCCGCTGCGTGCCCACCAAGGACAGGTCCCGGGTCATGGTCACGTCTTCCGTGCTGGCCTTCTCTGCGCAGAAGTGGTCCTTCCACTCATAGTAAAACCAGGGCTTGTCGTCTGCGGTCTTTGGTTCCGTAAGAGCAAAGGCCCGCATGTCGTACATGATTAACCCAGTCGGCAACGCAGCGCACTCTTGGATGCCGGCCATCTTGACCGCCGTGTGCCGGTCGTACATCTCCAGCTGATAGTCCGGATTGGGGTTGTCGCTGGCCAGGTTGTTCCAGCGAAACACGTACACGCACTCCACGGGGGGCGGGCCGCAGTAAGGCGCACCGATGACACACGGCCCCTTGGGGTAGTGATTGACCAAGAAGTCGAACGACGACTGAAAGAACGGATTGGCATCCGGGCTGCCAGCGTACAGGTCCGGCTTCATGTCGCTGTCTACCATCACCAGCACATCGACGTTGTGCTGACGGGCCTGGATGACCGCCCGGTTGCGGGTCATGGTGATGGGCGTGTCGGCCAGGTTCCAGATGCGGATGTTCTCCACCCGTGGGTCCTTGGAGAGATCGACCACAAGAGGAGTCATCCACTCCCGGATGTCCGGCACCTCGGAGGAGATGCCGCCGTTGCCGCCGTAACTGAACGTGACTATGCCGAGGCTGAACTTCTGTTGCACTGTGGTCGTCCTTGGGGGAGGGATGACAGAGTGGACAAGGATACACTACTCGGCCAGGCAGCGAAACGCCTCAGCGAGAGAAAGAGCGATCCTGTCCGGGACCACCGCGGCCAGGCATCGCCCCGCCGGCATTGGGGGGCCGGGGCGCAAACGGGTTTGTCCAGCCACGTTGCACCATGTTGCCGGCCTGGTTCCACGCCTGGCCAAAGTTGAACTGCGGCCTCCCGCCCGCCTGCATCTGGGCTCCCATCTGCTGGTTGATGGAATGGATGAACGCATCTCGCTGGCCGAAGTTGGGCCGCGAGCCGTAGGAGCCATCCAGCTGCCCATAGGACGCCTGGAACTCAGGCGGGCGGGCTGCCTGGTGGTTGTTGGCGATATTGGGGTCGTAGGCCGCGTAAGGCGTGCTGGTGGCGAAGGGGTTCTGCCGGGGCTGGGCCTGTCCGTTCATTGTCTGTCCTCCTGGGGCTCAGTGATCATGGGGACCAGATACTGGAGCATCCGCAGCCGCTCCATGTCCTCCATGGGGTCAGAGGCACGGGCCTCCGCTATGAGCTGCCTCAGGTACTCCAGGTTGTTGATTGCTGGGTCGCTCATAACAGAAAAAGCCTCTGGCCCGGTTGCCCAGGCCAGAGGCCTCCCCTAGCCCCCGGAAGGGACTGAATCACGGCGTAGTGGTAGCGATGAGTCCGAGGTTGACCAGCGCGTTCGCCACGCTGGTGATGTTGTTGAGGGTGACGCCAGTCGGCTTGACCGTGGCGGCAGCACCAAAGAACCCCAGCGTGTTGGTGCCGGCAGAGACGTTGGTGAGGACGTTCGCCACCCGCTTGCCAACCGGCTCGTCCGCCAGGCCCACAATCAGTTTGCGTTCGACGCTCATGGTCAGCTCCGGACGAGGTTAACCACCGCCAGGACGTTCTGGCCCGTCGTACCGGCCGAGAGGGCCCGGCCGACGTAGTTGACTGGCAGAAACGTATTGGCCGCGGTCTGGGCCTGCCCGGCCGTGGTGCTGTGCGTGCTGGCCGCTGCCGTGAGAGCCACCAACGCCGTGTCCACCGCGGCCTCCTGGGCTGGCCCCAGCTTGACTTCGGTCGGCCCATTGATGGTGAGCCAGAACACGTCGTTGTTGGCCACGCCGGACGCGGGCAGATGCTCGTCCACCACGCCGGCCACCGGCTTGGTGGTGTCGGCGTTGTAGCCGTCCACCTCCGAGAGCGAGCCACTCTTGAAGACGACCGTCCGCCTGGGAAGCAGGGCCACGCCAGACACATTGCGAACCGCGATGCAGGTCTTAATCCGGTTCGTCCGGATCTTGCCCGTGGCCGGGTTCACGTCAGGAAACTGCTTGACCGCACCAACCCAGCCGACGCCGTCCGAGGTGGACGACACGCCAAGGGTCTGGCCAAGCGCGAAGGGAGGATCTACCGTCAGCGACATGCTAGCTGCTCCTTAATGGTCAGGCGAGGGCCGCCCACTTGATAAACGACCTGGGCGACTTGAACTTCAGGTTACCGAGGGTGGAAACACAGTACCTATAGGACTGGGTTTGCTCGTCGTAAAACGGTCCCTCGGAGTTGAACATCTGCCCCTCCATGTTGAGGAGTTCGATGTTCCCAATCGCGAGGCCGTACGCAGTGTTGGCCGGCACGGCGTACTCCGTGCCCAGCTCCACACCGTCCAGCTGGACGGTGTTGAAGCCAAAGGACTTCAGCCCGCTCTCCCCGGAGACGGTGATCCGCTCCTTGCTGTCCTGGGCGTTCAGGAAGTCGATGTACAACTTCCGGTCCATGACAACCAGGTCGATGGCGTCTTCCTTGGTGTCGTTCCGTTTCGCAAAGTGGAGGCCCTCGCGGAGAGCCTTCACGCAGTTGGCGGCCCACGTAGTGTTACCGAAGTAAGACGACGTGTAGTTCACCACCAGCGGCGAGTAGAAGTCGTACTCGCTGTCGGCCTTGCCGGCGGGCCAGACGCCCGTCAGCTGCGAGCCACCGTAGTAGCCCAGCCCCGTGTTGAGCGAGGCGTAGGTGTCACTGGGCGAGCCAAACGGGTCCGCGGCGTTGGCGGTCCGCGTGGTGCCGTCAGCCACGTTCAGGGTGCCGTTGGTGCCCAGAAACGACTCCAGGCCGTGATAACGCAGCTCGTTGCCGGCGGCGTTGCCATCGATGTACACCTCTTGCGAGAGGTACTGTTCGATGCTGGTCAGGAGCCGGCTGCTCATCTTGCCAGCGACATTGACCAGGGCGCTGGTGCCGCGGTTCTCCAACAGCTCCTTGCGGAAGATCATGTCCGTGGCCTGATAGCCCCGGTACTCCAGCTCCGCCTTCTTCCAGAGGTTCTGGCGAGCGAACGACCGCGGCGTTTCGCCGTTGTTGCCCTGCGGCTGATGGAGGCGGTAAGACACCTCCCAGTCGAAGCCACGGCCGGACATGTTCATCCGGATGTTGCCAGCCGCTTCGATGGCGGCGAACACCATGTATTTACGAAGGGACGCAATCTCCTCTTCCCTGAGGTGGTTAACCAGGGTAGTGGCGATAGAACGGGCGAAGTCGGTCGTACTGGCCATCTGTTACTCCTAGATCAAGCCGTCTTTTACAAGTTGGCTCTTAAGGCGTTCCTCAAGGGTCATCTTCGGCCGAGGAGCCCGCGGCTCCGTGGCACCGCCGCTCCTGCTGGGCGTGCGGGTCGCACGCTCTCGCAGGAACTGCATGTTTTGTTGGGCTACCGGCGGCTCCGCGGGCGGCGGGGCCGGCGGTGGGGCCTGCATCGCTGCCTGCATCTGCTGGTATCGCAGGTTCAGCAGGTCACGCTCCAGCATGCTGGTGGCAAACTGCCACCGCGCTTCCGGCGTGCTGATCCCTGCCTGCGCTGCTTGTTCGATGTAGCCTTGGACCGCCCGGCCCTCCGGGCTGATCTGGCCACTCTTGTCGTAGAGCCAGTCAGCGTTCTGCTGCTCCAGGCTCTGGACATAGTTTTGTGCGGTGTATTGCCCCAGGTGCTGCTGGACCAGCTCCTGGGCCTTTTGCATGGCGACCTGCTCAACGAACGGCTTGAGCGTGTCTTCCGGGTTCGTAACAAACCTTTTGGCGAAGTCGGCCGTGTAGGTCTGGTACTCCTGGAGAGCCATCTTGGCCTCCAGCGGAGCGTTCGGGTCGATAACCTCGCGGCCGGTCTGCGGGTCCCGGACGATGTAGTTCCGCCAGGTATCCTTGACCTGGGGCGGGTTCCACCACTTGGGCTGCTCCGGGGCCTTTTGGGCCTGGGCTCGCTGGGCCTGCTGATACTCAGCGTAGGCCTTGCGGTTCTGCATGTACTCCATCGTCGCCGGCATCATTTCCTGATACTGGCGGAGCTGCTGCTGGGCTTGCTGGTAGCCCTGCATCGACTGGTACAGCGTGGAGGCGATAGTCACATCGTCGGCACCCTGAAACTCAGGGAGCGACTTGAACGCCTCGTACACATTGCCGGCCGGGGCCGGCGTGCTTGGCGGTGCCTGATTGTCAAAGGACTGCGGCGGAGGAGAACTGGGGGCTTCTGGCGCGGCGACCGAATCAACCAGTGCTTCTTCGCTCATCTCATTCCTTTCAGGCGGCTAAGGGGAGTTGCCTGGTGGAAGAATGTCCCGGGGCCTCATTTGGCGATCCGATTTTCACTCAACAGGGACCGGATCATCTGCGAGTATTGGTCATCGACCGCCTGACGCTTGGCTTCGCGGTAGTCCGGCGGCATCATCTGAGCGCCCAATAGAGCGCCCTGAATACCGCCGCCATAGGCCAAGTCCTTGGCCGCCATGCGAGACGCATCCCCCAGCCCCCGGGCTGCCTGGTATGGCATGAACACGTCAGTACCGCTGCCAGCCAGAACCGCTGCACTGAATCCCAGGCCCAGCTTGGCGGCGTCCGACAGGCCCGTTCCACGGAGCATGTCTTCGGTGTACTCCATCGCCCGGGCCCCAGTGTCGTAGCTTCGGTGCGGCGGCGCGGGCACGCTCATAGCGGGACGCATCTGGTACAGAGGCTCCGACTCACGCCGCTTGACCTCGCTCCAGTACGCCTTCGCATAGCCCGGCGCTCGCCGCTTGTCTCCGGTGGCCATGTAGTACATGCCACTGGGAATGTTCCCCATCAAGTCGTCAGCGGCGTTGATCACCTGCGACTCTGTCACGGCCCGCTCGTCCCACGCCTTGTTGGGAACGCCTGCGGATGCCAGCATTTGTCCGGCAAACTGCTCGCCCATGCCAGTGAAGAGCGAGCCAAACGCCGCCGGCAGTGACAGCCCCTTGTTGACCAGACCCCACTCTTCCATCCCCGGGGTCCAGGTGTCGGAGACGTTGGTGTCCACCTCGCTCGCCAACGGCAGAACGGAGTCAAATGCCGCCAGGTCTGCCGGGCCGCGTTGCTCCGCAGCCTTGCGTTCAGCCTGAAGCCTCCGGACCGCCTCCGCGGCCCGGTGATCCCGATCCCACATGCCGGGGGTCTTCACCAGCGGCTTGTTGATAAGCCGAAGCTCCAACAGACCGTTCGCCAGCTGCGGAGACTCCTCGGCCGCCAACGCTGCGTCCGGGCGAGGGTGCGGCGGAGGCTGCCAGGACTGCACTTCACTCGCCAGCCGCGAAGGCAGGGCTGCGTAGTCCGGAGAGCGAAGTGCCACCTGGCGAGCAAAGTCCGCTCGCTGGTACTCCGCCTCGGCATTCCGCGCAGCGGCGAACGCGGCATCGCGCTCGCTGCGTATCCTGGCCGCGGCGGCGGAGTTTCTGTGGGCTTCGGGGATGTCCTGGAACTGGGCGTCAATCTCCGCGAGCCGCCTGACGGCCAGGTCCAGATCCCGCTTGAGCGACCTCACCTCAGGGTCGCCGCCGTCGCCCGGGGATGCCACGGCCGTGTCGCGGAAGTCCACGGCTAGAGCATCCCCAACTTGCGAAGCGCGTTGTTGCGCGCCGTACTGTGGCGGCCGGCGGCGTTCTCTTGCTGGAGAACCGCAAGCGCGGCCGTGGTGCCGTCCAGCTGCGTTGCCGGCTGGCTCGCCCCACGCAGCCGCATGAGCAGCATGTCCTTCTCATGCTGCATGCGACGACCCTCCCGCTCCTGGGCGACCCGCGACTGCATCTCGCTGGCAATGGCGTTGTTGACCTGACTGATGGCGTTGGCGTGGGCCGTCATGCCAGGGGCCATGGCATTGTTGGCAAACGCCATGAATGCCGGGGCCCCATACAGGCCCTCCGCCGGCGCCGCCGGACGCTGAGAAGCCTGGGCGCGAGCCATCCGCAGCTGGCGGGTCTGCTCCTGGGCTTCCCGCTCCCGCTGACGCTCCATCTGATCGGGCATCAGCCGATCGGCGCCCGCGGCGAGAATGTCTTGCCAGTCCATGCGTGTTCTCCGTGTCCTAGAAGTGAGTGCCCTTCTTGCGGGCGCGGCGAATCGCCAGGCGGATTAACGTCTTGCCGGCCAGGGAGACGTAAGGCAGATTGCGCTTCTTCGCCTCTTCCGCCAGCCAGCCGTCGATCTTGTCAATGTGTTCTTCGCACCAGTCGCAGCCCTTCTCGTCCATGATCTGTGCCCGCTTGTTGCATGAGCAGCCGGGCTTGGCGACGATGCCGATGGTCTTCAGGAGGGCTTTGAGTTCGGTGCCGGGGCCAGAGGTGATGGAGGCACGCCGCGCAGCGGCATGCAAATCCATATCCGCGTGCCGGTCGAAATCTGCCGCCGAGAACCGCGGGCGTCCGTTAGGCATTGGCGCTCCTAAGCCGGGCAGCATGGGATCGCACGCGATCTATGTGCCTGCCACACGCTAGATGCGGCACCTGGCCCTCCTCCATTTCTTGCAGGCACAGCACAAGCGACATCCGAGACGATGAGCTAATAGCCAAAAACCCACTCTGCGTTATTCCGCATTGGAGGGCCGCGAGCCAAGCCTCGTTGATATCAACGTCATCAAAGAGCCTAAAGTCTCTCTCCAGGCTGGCTACGGCGAGCTTCTGAAAAGCCCCGTGCGCCGAATCGAACAGCGATTCGACCTCATCTCGTTCGGTGCAGCAGTCCTCGGCATCTGCGGCACAGCAGTCGAAACAAACAGTGTAGCATTCTGGATCGCAATAGCACCCATCGTCATCGGGGCTGCCCGTGGGATAGCATTCGATCCCGGGGCCGCCGATGCGGCAGGGGTCCAACGGATCGCCGCTACAGCAAGTGGCTTCAACTTCGCACGGCTCCTCCTCGCACACCCCGTCGCAGCAATACTCGCCTTCCTGACAGCAAGCCCCAGAAGGGCCGCCGCAGCAGCACTTGCCTTCCTGCCCCTCCGCGCAGTCCTCGCCGCCACAGCAGCATCTACAGCAGGCCATCAGCAGTTCCAGGCGCGGAGGGACTTGTTAATCCTGGAGTTGGGGTCGTTGGCCGTTTCCTTGCTGGTCAACTTCGCCTTCATGCCCTTCATCCTCGCACAGAATGAATCCCGGCGGGGCCCGCCCTCCGGCTGCGGAGGCTTGAGGGTGCCGCCCGTCTCTCGCTTGTATGCGGCCCGGCCCTTAGCATTTAGGCCGCCATCAGGATCCTGGCCCTCCTTGCGAGTCCAGGCTGGGGACCGCAGCCGGCGAATCCTGTCACCTTCCTTGTCCACTGAGCTTGCTCCACTGCTTGGGGTCTGGGTAGTCCTTGTCGCCGGGCTTGGCGGGCTTCTCGCCCCGCTCGCGCTTGGCGTGGATGTTGTCCCACAGGCCACGCTTCAACTGGCGGATGTTGTTCTCACTGCTCATGTGTCGCTCGGGCTGGATCGCTTCTTGGTGGGCCGCTGGCCGCGGGCCCAGATGTAACCGCGGTTTTCGATGTTTAGCTCGGCCGTCTTGCCGGGCACAAAACGTGACTGCCCCCTGCGGCGCTCGGCCCAGTCCTTCATCTCCCGCTCATGCTCTTCCATCATCTCTTCAAAGACGTTCTTCTCTGGCTGGCGGAGGCGGCGGATGTTGTCTTCACTCGCCATAGGGGTCGTCCTCCCAGTCCATCCATTCAAAGGCGTCCATCAGTCCAGCCCCACTGGACCGCCCTTCTTGGGCTTGCGGGCCGAGGGGCGGAGGTGCGGGCTCGGCGGCGACTTTCGGCTATCCTCCTTTCGCATGTGCTGCGAGGGGCGAGGCGGCGTCCGGTGCATCAGATCGCTCATGCCGCCTCCCATGTAGGACTGTTGGTCCTGCCACTGCCGCAGGGCATCGGCCTCCGCCATGTCGGCCTGGTACATCTCCGGCGTAATGCCGTGCGGGTTGGGGACGCCCGCATAGGACCCGGGCGGCGAGCGACCTTGCAGCTGGGCCCGCAGCGCGGCGTTCTCTTCCATCAGCATGCGGATGCGTTCTTCTGGCGTCATGTGGCTCTCCTTGGTGGTTATTGTCCGGCTACTCTTCGCTCATAGCCGGCAACGCCATAGGGGCTAGCAGGCCGTACTGGCGGAGGATGCGGATGCGGTCCTCTGTGCCTGGGAACATGACGTAGTTATGGGTGCCTTGGCCTGCTGTGCGGGAGTTGCCGTCTAGGTATCGCAGCCCCGGGATGCCGCCTTTCATAAGCCGCCTTGATGCCTGTCGCATCGCATCGCCAAACCCGACTGGCGCGGCAGCCATGTAGGCGTTCTTCCCCCTCCAGCCATCCTGCCCAAAAGTGAAGTGACGCGGAGCTTCGGCATAGGGGCCGAGGGC